TAAAGTATATGCAGAAGTCCTACATCCGAGACTTCCGCTCGGAGTGCGAAACCGCAGCCAACAATTTGCTGGAGAAGGGAATTGCCATTACCTATGTGGATTGGGAAATGAAGTCCAGATCCCACGACGAGGAATTCAACTTGGATTTAATTCAGAGAGCGGCACCAGAGCTATATGACCTATTGGCCGATGAGAGCCGCGATGATGAAACAATTGCCATGATGACGGATATGTTTGATTACATTGACGTTCCAAAGGCAAAGAGGGCGCTAAATGAACTCAGGGACTTCGGGGTAGCTAAGATCCCCGTGGCCAAGAAGGATATATCACGACCCTTCGTGGAGACAAAGTTCTCTGATATTGATATTGTTATTCCAGCGTATGTCACTGATATACAGCGTTCACCACGTGTTCACATGAGAGCCTTTCTGACCCCTCAGGAGGTCGAGAACTGCGTAGAAACAAAGGGCTGGGACAAGGAAATTGCAGAGGAACTGATCGAACACTACCGTGGATTCGACTACTCTGGAATGAATCAAACTACATATAGCTCACTGCGCTCCTCTCAGGCCCGAGGGGGTTCTACATATGGGATGAACGGAATGGTAAATTCCAAGGATCTAATCGAGGTTATCTATACATATCGCCGCCTAATCGACGAGAAGAGCAACTCAGAGGGAATTTATCTCACTGTTTGGAACCCGCGACTAACTAAGGGTTACCTTAGCAACGAATTAATGTCTGGATACGATGAGTATCCCTTTGTGTTAACTCGACTGAGCAATGCTGGTAAACGAATTTATGATGTAAATACATTTGGGGATTTGCTTCGCGGACCTCAAAAGCAAATGAAAACATTGCGCGATGGCTGGAGTGACCAGATGGCACTCGCTGTTGCCCCACCACTTCTTCACCCCGTGGGTCGCCCGCCAGCTCAAATGGGTGCTGGTGCTTGGATTGGCGTTCGCTCAAACGAGAAGTATGAGTACATGAACGTGCCAAATACTTCTAGTATAGCTAGCCAGCTAGAAAAATACGTCCAAAAGGAGGCGATGGATCTAGTTGGACTCAACGAGGACAGTCAGCTAAGTTTGCAGCGTCAGCAGTTTTTTATTGACAAGTTTCTTACACACTGCTCAAATGTTCTTAAATTAGCATACAAGTCATACTTAGTATTTGGTCCAGATGAAAAGTTCTTCCGAGTGACTGGATACCCAGATGAATTAGTTATTTACAAATCCCCAGAGGACGAAGCAATCGATGTATGTATTTCATTCGACGTACAAAATCAAGACCCAGAGATGATGAAGGCAAAAATCTCTAGCATCCTAGAGCTAGCTAGAAACTCTCCTAGCAATACATTCAATCTACAGGCAGCAGAGCAACTTGCTGCTAATGCAATTGATCCAAGTATCGCTGATGTTATTATCCAGCCCGAGGGCAAGGGTCAGGAAGAAATGGTTAAGGATGTAACGGATGATCTTACTAAGATCTTTGCTGGTATACCCGTGGGTGCTAGACCCAATGGTGGCCAGATTGCTATGCAAATTATTCAGCAATATACTTCACAGCAATCCATTGCAGCTCGTATGCAGCAGGATCCAGAGTTCAGCGCCAATATTCAGAACTACGCAGCGCAGTACCAACAGCAAGCAGTCCAGCAGCAGAACGCTGAGATTGGGCGACTGGGAGCAGCTCCCGCACAAATGGGTTCTGTTAGAACTCAAGAAATAGAGGAATCCTAATGGCCATCAAGCAAACTGATAATCTAGGGGACGCTGTTGCATTCCTGTCCAAGTATGAGCAATATGAATATATCCTTAAATTCATAAAGCAATGCAGGGAGTCCAAATTTGAACTCCTAGAAAAAGGTCTAGATGCCAGCGAGCGAGCGGATGCTAAGATAATCGGTGGCATGGTGGAGGATGATTATCTACTAAAAGTATTGTCACCCAGAGAACAACAATAAAATACAAATCAAATAAGTCGTCATGTCTAAAGGAAAAATTCTAAAAGAAATCGTAAAAGCTGGAGTAGGGGTAATCAAGAAAGCCAATACTCCCAAAAGTGGAGTTCAATCCGCTCTTGAAAAAGCTAAAGTAGTCCCCGCAAACCTAGGTAGAATTACTAAATCAAAAGCAACCGCAGCAACAAGGGGGGTTGAATCCGCTTTTGAAAAAGCTAAGGTAGCCCCCAAAAGCCTAGGTACGATTACTAAATCAAAAGCAGCAGCAGCAACCAAGGGAGTTGAATCCGCTGGCGCTGTTAAGAAGATAGCTAAAACAACGGCCAAGGATATTGCGGTCCTAGCTGGAACCGCGGGCGCTGTTGGTGCGGGTATTTCATACAATATGAATAATGCTAAAAAAGATAATTCATATTTTAAAAAAGCTACGCTGCCCGCCCCAATGAAGGGCGCAGATACAGCACAAAAGAAGAGCAAAGATCAAGCACCATCTGGAAAAGGAAGCTCATTGACAAATTCCAAGCCCCTCGTCTCCAAGTCCAAACCCAGAGCGCAAAGCTTCAAGCCAGAAAATAAGTTGGGTCGAGCAAAATTGACTGGTGGGATGGGGAATAAAGAAACTGGTTACAAAAAGTCCAGCAGCACAAGTCGAACTGGAATGAAAGAGACCAGAGGTCGTTTTAAAAAATAAATAAGGAGAAATTATTATGTCTAAAGGAAAAGTAGTAAAAGAAGTCTTAAAGGCTGGTGCAAATGCAATCAAGAAAGCCTCAAATAAGGCAGGAACCAAAACTCCCGTCAAAAAGGCAGCTAAAAAAGCAGTCAAGAAGGTAGCTAGAAATCCTGTAAAGAAGGTAGCTAGCAATCCTGTTAAGAAGGTAGCTAGCAATCCCGTTAAAAAGGTAGCTAGAAAGCAAACCGCAAGGTCAGTTGCTAATCGCCCGATACAGGGACCCCAAACAGCAGCCGAATCCGTCGCTGGTCGCCCAATGCAGGGACCAGCAAACTACTCTGGTCGTTATTGGAAAGACAAGGCAAAGGCGGAGGAAGCTTTAAAGAAAGCCCAAGAGAAATTTATGAATTCGGCTGGGGTTGGCCCAATGGACGCAAAAAGGGCGGGCGCAAGTGAAGCCAGAAAAAAGGTGAAGGAATCCATCAGCAAAATAAACAAAAGCAGAAAAAGGGTTGGCAGAACTATTAAAAGCGTTAAGAAGAGGGCAAAGGCTGTAGCCAAGCACCAACTCACAACGGCTGGCGTGTCGGGTTACGTTGGGGCAAAGTTAGCTGGTGGCGGAAAGAACAATAATGCCACTCAAGAAACATCCAATGCTCCCGCTCGTCAAAAGACAAATGGCAGTTACTTTACTCAAGCCGAACTGGAAGCTGCTCGTAAGCGACTGGAGGCTCGTAAAAAATAAATAGCAATGTGCTATAATACTTTCATCGCCGTACTGCGGGCGTAAAAATGCAGACAGTATTATGGATCAAACCGCAAATGAGGGTAACGATACAGCCCTAATAGAAGAGGTATCGACAGTCGAACAAGCCAAACCGCAAACGCTGGAAGAAATTCGGAAAGCGCGAGTGGAAAAGCTAACTCCAAAGCTAGAAGTAGTAGAAGAGCCAAAGAGCATTGAAGAAAACATCGAGGAAACTGATGTAGCCGATGCGACCGAGGAAACCGAAGAAATCGAGGAAACCGAGGATGGTGAAAATACTAAAGAGGTAGAGGGGGGCGAAGGCGTTCTTTCACAGATTGATTGGGATGAGTTGGATGATGACTCCCGTTCGGAAATCGCTATACAGGCCATGGAGCTATTGCCACCAGAAAAACTTGGTGAGCTAGCTAAGAAAATGGGCAGTGGTAGTGGTAAGCGAATTGGTGAATTAACTTCTCAGATCAAGGAACTTAAAAGCGAATTAGAGAGTAAAAATGCTGCTCTTTCGAGCAGCTTGGATACCATTGTTGTCCCATCCAATTCACTAGCTTCAGTTACTACGGAAGAAGAGCTAGAAAAAATTGAAGCGGAAACAAAGAGAAATATCCGATTTTACCAAAACTGGTTAGCTGGAGACGAAGATGTATTTGAACACGGGGGGACTGAATACAGTCGCTCTGATGTTGTTCAGTATATCTCTAGTCTACAGGATAGATACGACGACCTGCCAAAGCAGCGAAAGTATCTTAAACGACTGGAGGTCGCTAATAATGAAGCCAAGGAGCTGGACTCCAAGGCCAAGGAAGAGTTCCCTTGGTTGGGGGATGATGAGTCGGAAACCAATGTAGAATATAAAAAGATGATTGGTTCTGAGGACATGGCTGTTCTTGCCAAGGTTGCACCAGCATTGGCCGCTAAACTGAAGTATCAGTTGGCCCACGCAGCAACAAACATGGTAAAGCCCAAGGTTACTCAAAATAAAAAGATCATTATTCCTCGCAAGTTACCCAAGAATGCAGTAAGTGGCAGCACAGCTAGCAATTCTCGGCAGACTTTGGAGTCCAATCAAATCAAGAAATTGAAGGAAGCGGCTAAAAAAGGAAATCTTATTGCGGCACGGCAACTTAGACAGTTGCAAATTAACTCTCGTTACAAATAAATCAATAAATTAAGGAATAAATATTATGGCATTTGATGCTTCATACAATAGCACCCCTCCTACTGGTTCTGGAGTGGGTAATCGCGAGCAGTTGTTAGATCTAACTACTGTTCTTGCTCCTCGCCAAGCTCCCGTATACGGAATGCTTCCAAAACAAGCAGCTACTGCTGACCTCGTCGAATGGACGCAGGATGGTCTTCGTGCTGCAAATGCAGATAATGCAGTTGTTGAAGGCGCAGACGTTGGCGCTTCTGGCGGAGATACGCTTAAGTCACAATTCAGTGGCCTTACTCGACTGAACAACCGCCTCCAGCACTTCCGCGATACATTCAATGTTTCCAAGAAGCAGGAGATCTTTGATTCAGTTACTCCAGTTCGCATCCAAGAAGCCGAAGAAAAAGCTGCTTCTCAAGTCCTCCGTGACATTGAGAGTGCTATCTGCTCGGACAATGGTGCTGTAACTGGCGGTGCTTCCACTGCTGGCAAGCTTCGCGGACTGGGCGTTTGGCTCGATCCCACTCTTGAAGCAGATGCTGGCAGCCAGTCCACGGACGATGTATTGGAAGTTCCAGATGCGTTCAAGACTCAAGCTGGTGCCGTCCTCTCGGATAGCGCAGAAGAACTCACCGAAGCACGTTTCAACGGAATGCTCACTGCTATCTTTGAGCAAACTGGTGAACAATCGGATCACGTTCTTGTTGCTGGCACAACTGTCCGCAACGCTATCATCGATGGCTTCACTCGCCTTCAAACCAGTGGTTCGGCTACTCATCCTCATGGCAACAGCACTACCTTCAATCAGGGTGATGGCACAGAGGTTAGCTACAATGTTGAATTCTTCCGCGGCCCATATGGTGTCGTGAAGGTCATCTCTGCTAACCCAAAGTGCATTCCTAACCAGAAGCGCGCATACCTCCTCGATCCCTCCCTCCTCGGATGGGCAGAGGCAATGAGCATGGGTTCCACGATGCTTGAAGACCAAGGTGGTGGCCCTCGTGGTTACATCGACGCAATGGGAACTTTGATCTGCCGTGGCTCTAACGGTCTTGGCAAGATCACTGACTTCGCAGTCTAGTCGTTGACAATTCTGGGGGGTGAGGTTCTTATTGCTTCACCCCCCTTATGTCAATTAAACAGGAATTAAATTATGGCTTATACAGATAACGATACACCAGAAGAGGTATTTGGAGTCGGTTACTCAAGTGACGGATCATCCATTTCATTAACAATTGGATCCTCTGGTTTACTCCCAGAGATATCTTCGGCGGAAGCAAATGCAAGCACTGGAGATTACCGAAAGGTTCTATACGGATTAGTCGAGGGTATATTCCAAAAATATACAGACATCCCCCAAACGGATCTTCCGACCAAGATGGAATTGAAGCGAGGCACCACCGAGAATTTGGCTGGAGAAATTGCACGAACCTACACATTTAAGTTCATCTTGGATTCTACTGGATTTGAAGTAAGTGCTGAATAAAATTCATGGGGTGGGCTACTACCCCCCCCATTTTTAATTATGTCAAACCCAATAACAGAGGAAGAACTCCTTGAGAATCAATTCCGTTTGCTTAAAAAACAGATGGAAGCCACCTTTAATCCAAAGATGGAGCAAAGGCGCATTGAGGGAGCTAGGAAGTCGGCCTCATTTTACAGGGGAAAAGAGCATCCAGTTTTGGGTAAACATATTGGTAGCGTTCCTATGAATGAGTATTATGCAATGAACAAGAAGTATGGAGTGGGATTCTCTAATGATGACGAGTTCTTAAAATACTTGAATAACAAAGTCCTCATGCCCAATGGTATGGCGGCAAATAAATTTTAATGCCCCTGAAGAACGATACATTTGCTGACCTAAAGAATTTAACATTCGCGCTAATTGGTCGTGAATATGCGGACACAACTGCATCCTTTGGTAGGCTCAAATCCCTGTGGAACTACGCAGCCAAGAAAGCCTATCGCCAGACGGATTACTGGGAGCGATTCTTTGTTATTGGTGAAGAGCGAATTGTAACAAAC